GCCGCCGCACCGGTGCCGATCGCAGCCCGGCCCCCGGCCGTCGGCGACCGGCTGACGCTCGCCGGCTACGGGCCTGTGCCGTTCACCTACCGCGAGGCGAGCGGCGAGGTGACCCAGTTCCTCGGCCCGTCTGGCCGGCACCCAATGCACATGCTCGAGGTCCGGGCCGCCGCCCGGCAGGGCGACTCCGGCGGCCCGATCTTCAACGCCCGCGGCGAGGTGGTCGCGGTGCTGTGGGGCTCGACCGGCGGGCTGACTGCCGGGAGCCACGTTGCCGAGATCCGGCGGATTCTGGGCCAGCCGGTGGCGGCCGCCGTCTGCAAGGACGGGAGGTGCGACCGATGACCGACGCCGACTACGTCTGGGCCGAGCTGGCCCGCCACCCGATCCGCCGGGCCATGCTCGGCCGCGAGCGGTGCGACGAGATCACCGCGACGGCCCGCAGCAAGATGCCGCCCGACCGCGTGATGGTGGCAGCCCGCGGCAGCAACACCACGCGATACATCCGGTCGGACGTGGAGCGTCAGGTCCGCGACGAATACGCCAACCGGGCCGGGTTCGCGTTCATGACCATGCTGATCATGTGGGCCATCGGGGCCATCGTGCAGGCGCTGGTGAAGAAGTGGTGGGAGGAACACACATGACTACCGAGACGATCGAGATCGTGCTGCGGACCGCCCGCGAGTTTGGGGTTCCGTTCATCGTGCTGGCCGTGCTGCTGTGGCTTCTCCGCGAGGCCGCTCACGCCATGCACCGGACGGTCGTGATTCCTGTGGTCGACGCTCACTCGACCTTCTTGAAGCAAACGACCGCCACGCTGGAGGGCCTCGGCCGCACCCAAGAGCAGCAGGCCGACACGCTCCGCGAGCTGGCCGCCGGCCAGCGCGAGATTCAGTCGGCCATCGGGCGGCTCGCGTGACCGGTCGGCCGCGGTGAGATTTTTTCACGACGGCCTATAGGGCCAATCGGTGGTGCCTTCATAGGTTGCCGTTCGCGAGATCGACATCGACCACGCATCAACTCCAACCGAGGTAACCATGCCCAGCCCGAAGCTCCGCATCCTGACCGACGAGAGTGTCGCGGTCGAGAACGAGATCAACGCCCTCCGCTCGCTCGAGCCGAAGGATGACGCCGACCGCGAGAGCATCGAAGGCCGTCTGGCCGCCGCCCAGGAGCGGGCCGCCAAGATCGCCGCCGAGGCCAAGCGCGAGGGTGACCTCGACGCCGCCATCGCGTCGATGCAGGCGATCCGCAGCGCGGACAAGTCCCGCGAGGACGTCGAGAAGCAGTTCCGCAAGGACGAGGAGTCCGAGACCCAGCCCGACATCCGGGCCGGCGTGCGGGCGTTCCGCTCCGTGAAGGTCGCCGAGGCCGTCGGCCGCCACCTGTGCGGTCTGGCCGGCCTCAGCAAGCGGGCCATGGGTGAGACGGTGGACGGCTACGGCGACGACTTCGTCGTGACCGAGCTCTACTCCGCGATCGTCAACCGGCTTCAGTACCAGTCGGTGGCGATGCAGCTCGCCTCGATCTTCCGGCCCCGCGGCCAGAAGATCACCCTGCCCAAGTCCGGCGACGTCACGTTCGGCTTCGCGGCCGAGAACGTGGCGTTCAGCGACCAGGACATCTCGACGACCGGTGCCGACCTGACCCTCTACGAGGGCGGTGCCTCGGTGCCGGTGTCGCGGGCTCTGCTCGAGGATTCGCCGGTTGACGTCGCCGGCCTGGTGGTCGACCGGTTCAGCCACGGGCTCGCCAAGTGGATGGACAACGTCACGTTCGGCGGCAATACGGCCAACCCGGCGATCACCGGCCTCGCGGCCTCGGTGGTCCCGGGCAACACCGTGACGGTGGCGGCCAACGCCTCCACCACCGCGGCCAACCTCGCCGACGTCGTCGGCAAGGTGGACGAGGCCATCATGGGCACGGGCGCGTGGGTCTGCTCGAGGGCGGGCTACGTGGACCTGATGAAGATCTGGTCGGCCCAGCAGACCACGATGACGGTCGGCGGCGGCCGCGTGGTGCCGACGATTTTCGGTGCCCCGGTCTACATCGTGAAGGGCCTGCCCTCCACGACTCTGGCCCTGTACGGCGACTTCAGCATGTCGACCGCCATCGGCCTGAAGGACAGCGGCCTGGAGATCAACGTGGCCCGCGAGCTGCTCGTCCGCAGCCGCCAGGTCCTCTACGTGGCCTCGACGCGGCTCGGCGTGAGCAATCACGGCCCCGAGTTCGTCGGTCGCCTCGCCAAGGCCTGATCCATTTGACTGATTCCGGCGGGGGCCGGCACTTGCCAGCCCCCGCCGGCTCTGGTCGGTCCTCACGGAGGTCCACGTGGCCGAGCTGGTCCCCGTCCGTCTCACGTCCGAGTTTCGCGGCAATCCGGCCGGGTCCGTCATCCAGGCGACCCCCGGCCTCGCGGGCTTCCTGACGTCGACCGGCCGGGCCACGCCGGCCACCGACGTCCCGGCGGCCCGCAGTTCCGAGAGGTGCATCGAGCAGGCAGTGGTGAGGGGAGCCGGATCGTGATCGTCACACCGCCCGACAACATCGCCGTGATCGTCGCGCCGGTGGTCGAGCCGGTGTCGCTCTCCGACGCCAAGGCCCAGATCGGCCTCCTGCCCGAGCAGGACGAGCACAATCTCATGATCGCCCAGAAGATCTCCGCGGCCCGCCGGCTGATCGAGCAGCGGCTGGGGATCACGATGGTGGCGACGAAGCTCCGCGGCGTGTGGCGGCAGTGCCCTCGGGTCGTGAGCCTCCCGGCCCCGCCGCTCCTGGTCGATGCCGACCACCCGATCACTGTGACCGTCGACGGCGAGGCCGTGCCGGCCGGCGAGCTCGAGGTCGACGCCGACGTCCTCCCGGGCGAGATCACGTTCGTGATGCCGCGGCCGGGGAAGCTGATCGTCGAGTGGTGGGCCGGGAAGGCCCCGGGCTTCATCCTCTGCCCGATGCTCCAGTCCGCCATCCTCATGTACGTCGACCACGCCTTCCGCAACCGGGGCGTGCTGGCCGACGACCAGACCGTGATCCTGCCTGTCGGCTTCGACGATCTGCTCGCGGCGTCCTCCTGGTCGGGGAGGTACTGACGCATGATCGCCACCGGCCGCCTCACGCATCGGTTCGAGCTCCAGCGTCCCGTCCAGACCCGGAACGCGTCGGGCGAGAGCATCACGACCTGGACGAAGGTCCGGTCGTTCCTCGGCTCCTACGACCAGGAGACCTACAGCCAGGCCCAGCGGCGCGGCCAGATCGGCGGCAACCGCCAGGCGACCGTCATCTGCCGGGAGTTCGAGGGCGTCGACGCGTCGATGCAGCTCGTCTGCCACTCGCGCGGCGGCGATGTGATGAAGATCTCCAGCGTGGTCGAGCAGGCCGGGGACCTCGTGTTCACCGTCGAGGAGGCCGTCGCATGATCTCGCTCAACTGGGAGGGGATGCAGGGCGAGATCGGGGCGCTCATGGCCCGGTTCAACGAACTGCCGCGGCACATCGCGAAGAAGCATCTTATGGCCGCCATGAAGCGGGCCATGCGGGACGGCGTGCCCGTGCTGAAGTCCATCACGCCGGTCGGCAAGACGCGGACGATCAAGGCCAGCATCGTCCGCGGGCAGATGAAGGAGAACTTCAAGCGGCGCGGCGGTGCCCTGCGGCGTGCCGTCACGACGAAGGCCAAATACATCGGCCGCAATCGTGACGGCCTGACCTACGGAGTCATCGGCTACAAGTTCGGCTTCGAAAGCCGGAAGGCGATCTGGCTGGAGTTCGGCACGAGCCGCGGCATTTCTCCTCGCAATCTCATGGAGCAGTTCCGCGCCCGATACGGCGGCCCGGCCGCGACGCGCCTCGCGGCAGAAATGGCTCGCGCGTACGAAAAGGCAGCTCGCGAGCTTGAATCCGGAATGAACCCAACGCGGGTGTATTCCGCCGGCGGATCGTGGAGGCCAGCGTAATGGCAAACGCTCCCCACAACTGGCTGAAAGCCGCGATCGAGGCGGCCGCGAGCTGCACGGCCTGGCCCGTGGAGATGACCGGCGGCGGCGATCCGCCCTACGTCATCTACGCCCGCGAGCAGACCACGCGCGAGCAGCTGCTCGAGGACACGTTCGACGCCACGCCGGAGACCGACCAGATCGAGCCGGTCGCCCGCTACACGGTCGTGGTCTACGCCGACAGCTACGTCCAGGTCTGGCAGATCGCCGGAGCCATCACGGCCGCCATCCACAAGTTCGCCGGCACGGCCCACGGCGAGACCATCGAACACTGCCTCGTGCTCGACGAGAGGGACGGCGATGCCGGTTACCTCGAGGGCCGGGAGCAGCCCACGTACACGGTCGAGCTCGCCGTCGAAATCCGTTTTTCCGAGGAGTGATCCATGCCACTTTCCACGAAGCCCACGAACGGCCCGTCGCTGCCTGCGGGCGTGAAGAAGGTCAGCATCAAGGACGTCGACACGACGGCCACGGCCTCCGCCAAGGAGGACGTCACCGACCTCGACAGCACGGAACGCGAGTACGCCGACCCGGTGCTGAAGGAGGGCGGCGGATCGACCGTCGCCACGAAGACGTGCAGCGCGAGCGGCAACCTCAAGGGTGCCGAGTTCGAGCCGGACGCGATCACGGTCACAACGGGCTGGGTCCTGGAGGACTGCGAGTTCACGTATGAGGAGGGCAAGTACGCGACCTGGAGTGCGAACTGGTCCTACTACCCGCCGCCCGCCCCCTGACGCCACCCCATAGGAGACCACCGCCATGTCCCTCGTCAGTTCCCAAGGCCAGTCCATCGGCGTCACCGGCGCCACGAAGGTCACGATCAAGAAGTCGCGGGCGTCGAATCCGAACGACAACCGGCTCGACGCCTCGACGCTCGCGCTCGCCCACGGTGCGTTCCGGGTCTACGAAGCCGGCCTTCCGGACAACGGCCCGAACGGGTCCACCAACGACGGCATCACTACCACGATCGCCGTCGACTTCAAGGGCAGCACGAAGCCGGCCGTCGGGTCCACCGTCATCCGCGGCGGCGTCACCCTGAAGTGCATCGACAGCGAGCTGACGAACGACACCGGCGCGCTGGTGATGGGCACGGCGAACTACACGAGCGACTACACGTGATCCAGGTCGGCGAGCCAATCCATGCCCACGAACAACCCTCCACCGTCCTCCCAGGGGTCGACCGTGTCGTTCAATGGCGTCCCGATGGGGCGGCTGACGAGCTGGCGCATCGTGGGTGGAAACGCCCGATTCCAAGAGGTAACGAGCCTGGTGTCGCCGGTCATCGGCAACGGCGGGGAGGCTCGGGTCGTGGCCCAGTGGGACTGCACAAGCATCGACCCGGGCGGCGTGGACATCCAGGTCCGCGACTGCCCGCCGTTCATCACAAACGAGATCGGCTCGCGTGGGGCGGTGGTCGTGACGTTCGCGACCGGATCGGTCTCGCTCGATGCGTTCCTTGAAACATTCGACGTGAGCGGCAACGTGGGGGAGTTCCTGCGGGGCACGGCACGGTTTCGATTCAGTGGAGCCTGATGTGGCAAACGAAGACGACGATCTGCTGATGTGGAAGCCCGAGGTGATCGAGGCCACGATCCCCGGCACGACGAAGACGGTCTACCTCCGATACCCGGTCTTCGAGGACTGGCACGCGGTGGCGACCGAACACCAGGCCTACGTCGGCAAGCCGGCCCCGGCATCCCTCGTCGCGAAGACGCTGGTGGCGTGCGTCGTGAAGAAGAACGGCGAGCCGATGTTCACGCGTGAGAACGTCGGGCCTGTCATGCAGGCCAACCCGAACCACGTCATGTGGCTCTACGGGCACATCCTCCAGACCGTGATGCGGAACGACAACGAGCAGATCAGCGAGGTGGAAAAAAACTCCGTAGCCGGGCAGGACTGACCGAGCGGTTCCTGTACCGGCTGGCGGCTCATCATCGGATCGTCAACGTCGAGCGGCTGAAGTCGCGAATCCCGATCTCCGCCCTGCGGAGGTGGATCGCGGCCTACCGCGTCGAGCCCTTCGGGGACGAGTGGGGCCGAACGGCCCTCCAGACGCTGCTGATCCTGAAGGCCTTGGGAGCACAAGTCGACCCGCAGTTCCGCGAGATGTTCCTGCCGAGCTACGACCCCGACCGGGAGATGACCGAGGACGAGATTCAGGCCGAGTTGATGAAGTGCTCGGGGGCGCGGTTCGTGCCCAAGAGTGAAGCAAACGACACGCTGAGCTAGACCATGGCGACCATCGGCAAAGTATCCGCCGTCTTCACGGCCTCGACGTCGGGCCTCGTGTCCGGCACGCAGGCGGCCGGCTCGGCGTTCAAGTCGCTCCAGAGCGACCTCGCCGGGCTCCGCGGCGGCATGTCTGCCCTCGTCACGATCAACGCCGCCCAGTTCTTCGGGCAGCTGGCGAGCGGGGCCGCCCGGGCGGTCAGCAGCATGATCAGCATGGGGCAGGCCCAGGCGGAGGTCATCGACTCCACGAGCAAACTCGCGGCCCGGCTGGGCATGAACTACGGCGAGTTGGCCGGGATCGCCCTGGCCGGCGACCTGGCCGGCGTCGGCCTGGAGACGATCGGGGCCGCGGCCACGAAGGCCGACGTCGCGTTCGTCAAGGCATCACAGGGCTCCACGACCGCCACGGCCGCCTTCGCGAATCTCGGCCTGACGGTGCAGCAGCTCTCCGGGATGAACGCCGCCGATCGGTTCGAGGCGATCGCGTCGGCCATCGCGGCCCTGCCGACCGAGGCCGAGCGGGCCGCGGCCGCCGTCCAGATCTTCGGCCGGTCGGGTGCCCAGCTGCTCCCGCTGTTCGCCGGCGGGGCCGAGGGCATCGCCAAGGCCCGAGAGGAGGCCGAGCGGTTCGGGCTGGCCCTCACGAACGCCCAGGGGCAGGACGTCGAGGAAATGAACGACGCGTTCACGCGTGCCCAGAAGGCCGTCGCGGGCGTCGTCCAACAGGTCACGGCCTACCTGGCCCCGGCGGTCAAGGCGGTGGCGGACACGTTCTCCAACCTCGTCGGCTCGATCGGCGGGGCGAACATCGGCCAGGCGATCGGCGACGGTCTGCTCCAGGGGGCGAGGTTCCTGGCCCAGATCGGCGACTTCCTGATTCAAAACTTCGGGAGCACGTTCACGTACCTGTCCCAGGTCGGGCAGCAGTGGGGCGTGGTCGGTGACTTCTTCAACCGGACGGCGAACTTCCTCTCGGGCGTGTTCAACGCGGCCCAGGCCGGGCTGGGGTTCGTGATCCTCGGGTTCACCGGGGCGTTCGAGGGGCTCGCCACGATCGCCCAGCAGATCGGCCAGTTCCTCGGTTTCGACACATCCACGCTCGACGCGGTTGTGGCCGGGGCGCAGGCCTTCAACCAGGAGATCTCCAACGGGATCACGGAGAACCTCACCCAGGCCCAGGCCGGCTTCGCGGCGGCGTTTGCCGACAACGCGACCCCGGTCGGGGCCGCGATCGCCGGCCCGCTGACGACGGCCCTCGACTCCGCGATCGCCCAGGCCGAGGCATCGGCCGCCCAAATCGAGGAAGTGAAGCCGGCTCCTATCGAGGTGCAGCAAACCGTCGAGTTCGCGGGCGTCAACGAGGCCATCAAGGGCATCGACTCCCGATCGAAGGAGGGCGTGGCGGAGATGTTCCGTTTGATGCGCGGCACCGGCGAGGACGTCCAGCAGCAGCAGCTCGGCGTCCTCGAGCACATCGCCGACACCCTCGACAGCCAAGAGTCCGACTACCCCTTCGCCATCGACGGAGCGTGACATGGCCTGGGTGAGCTACCAACGCGTCCCGACGGGCATCGCCTGCAAGTACGGCGAGAGCATGCGCGTCCAGGAGAAATGGCGGATCCGCGTCGACTCCCCGCAGACGAATCGGACCGACATCGTTGCCGGCGTGACGGCCACGATCGGCATCACGTGGGGCTCGGCTCACTCCGAGTTCCCGGCCTTGAAAGCGCTGGAGTTTGACCTCGCGCCGGCGACGGACGACGCCATGCTGTGGATGCTGACCGTGTCCTTCTACGTGCCGCCGCCCGGTAAGGAGGTCCAGCAGCAGAACGGCATCCCGGCGGACGTCTGGGAGCGGAACGGCGGGGCGACCACGGTCCCGGCCTTCACGGACGAGGACGGCGACACGATCACCAACTCCGCGAAGGACCCGCTGGAGGGCCTGGAGAAGGAACGCGAGGAGACGAGCTGGAGCCTGACGAAGTATTACGAGGACCAGCAGTCGCTCGACGCCGACATCGAAGCCGCGGCCGGCGCGGTCAATGACGCGGCCTGGGCAGGGGGAGACGCGAAGTGTTGGAAGTGCTACTTCAAGGGCGCGAAGAAGCAGAGCATCTCCAAGCTCGACGGCCAGGACGACGGCGGCCTGCTCGAGTTCATCGAGAGCCGCTGGGAGTTCCGCCTCGACCCGGGCACGTGGAAGGCCATGCCGTGGGACGTCGGCTTCATGGAGCTGGTCGGATCGGAGCGGAAGGCGATCCTCGGCAACGACGGGAAGCCCGTCAAACAGCCTGTGGCGCTCAACTCCAACGGCACCAAGAAGTCCCCGGGGCAGGCCCCGAGCGTGATCAACAACGGTGCCGGCGTGGACCTCTACCCGACGGCAGACTTCGGCAACATCTTCGGCACTCCGGAGCTGCTGTGAGATGGCGAACGTCAAGTTCTCCGAGGGGGACGCTCGCCGGATCGCGGCCGCGACCCGCGCGTACGAGCGCGGGAACCGAGACATGGCCCCGGTGCGGTTTCGCGACCCGGGCGGGGACGGCGATCCGATCCGGATCGGGAAGGTCGCGGCCGACTGGGCCTTCGGCACCTGCGCCACGGTCACGCTCTGGGAGGGCGAGGCCAGTTCCGGGGCGTCCTGCGAACCGACGCAGACCAGCCCGACCGCGACGATCACGGGCGTCCGCAATCAGTCGCG